GAGTAGCTAGGTTTCCAGTAGCTCCCAAGCGTTTTCCCACTTACGGTACTTGGGGTTGCTGTCGTAGATTTTTACAGTCATAACTTTTATATCTTCAAAGGGAAATATCCAGAACCGCTTCTGGTCTATACCCACACAAATGTAAAAGTTAACCTCATCTCTAGTGTACTGACACTTGCTGTGCTTACCTTTGCCAAGTAAAAATTGATAGTGCGGAGTATTGTTCTTGTAGTGATGCTGCCCCAAGGTAGACTTAACTTGAATACATACTAAGTGTCCCTTCTTTACACCAACAAGATCATAAGACGCAGAATCAAAAGGTCGCGCTACGCTCCATCCATGCTCAAGCAATTTTTCAGCTACGAGTAATTCACCCCTCTGCCCTGTGTTGCTTGCGCTTAGTTTAACTCCACCATTATCCAAGATAATCAGTAGCCCTTTGAGGCTAAAAAGTTAGGTAGATTCTCTGCCAGTAATTGCTTACGTCTTTCTGCTAACACTTCGTCAGCTATCTCTTGGTTGATAACATTACGTACAGCATCCTTGCCTCGGAGCCTGTTGATAAAGTCAACAAACGCAGCGGACTCCCTGAGAGATTGCGGGTCTTTCGTTATTCTAGGGGATATACGCTTGGGCTTTTGATAGCCTTCTTGCAGCAAGGACTTAAACCTTTCACGGTCTAGTATTTGTTTCCCAGTAACGGGATCTTTACTCTGTGATCTATTCCACGAACTCTGCATAAAATCCTGCAAAGTATCGCGCATCTCCTCTTCAGTCTGTGCGTATTGATAGGTAGACTTCGGTGTAGTTTCGTAACGTTTAAGATTCTGAAACCAACCTGTACCATACTCACCCTTGTTGAGTCTGTTAAATATACGCAGGTCACGCTCGTAGCCCTTGCGGTCTGCCTCTGCTGCTCTGGTACGTACGTAAGTTGTCCCTAGCGCTCTGTCTATATCTTTTGAAAGATTTGAACTTGCTATGACTTGGTTACGTGCTATGCGAAGTGTCTGGTTTAGGTTTGTAATTATGTCCTCAATAAACCTCATGGTAGTTGGAGTTTCCCTGCCGGAATTTAGGTACGCAAACGTAGTCTGCGCCAACCCCTTGTCAGCAAGTAAGGCTTCAAATCCTGGGAAAGTTACAAAAGACAAATCTTCTGGTGCAGCTTTTCCTGTGCGTATCATGCGAACCGCGTCATTGCTTAGGCCAGAAAGCAAACCAAAGTAACCGGACATATTCGCCATGTGCATTGCGTGATACACGTAGTCTTCAAACCCAGCATTAGATTCTAAAAGCTCTGCTGTTGTAGGTTCATAGTTCTCCTTGGCGTTAATCATCTCGGTAAGTTCCATGAGGACATTTGCCTCAACAACAGAACCTAGCGTAGCTTTTAGGAAAGGCTTAAAGTCCTTCTTGCCTGTTGCTGGATCACCTTTGGTCATAGGCATCACAACATCCTTCAAGTACCTGTTGTACTTTTCAATAGACCAGCGAGACAAAGAGGTGAACCAACTAGACGGGCCTCTTATAGACCAACTGGGTACACCTCTTGCACCATAAGTACCTTGGTTGATCTCTACCCAAGCTGTCGCAAGCTTGTTAAGGTCGGCCTCTGTAGTTGTCTCAGGATTCTTCGCGAGCCTAGCAGTATCAACGTCTCCCATACGGCCCATCAAATTTAGCATACGCTTAACGTGTGCGTCTGGAGTACCGCTGTTTAGGTAGCTACGCATAAGAAGCTTACCCAAGTTAAATTGTATAGCTCGCGTCCCGCGCTCAAAGAGTTCCCTGCCTGAGTATTTCTGCGACAAGTCGGCAACTGTTGCCATAGCATCCGAGGCTCGGTCTACGCTGTCGTGTGCAAACTCAAGTCTTGATAGCTTGCTTCTGTTTGCGCCTGAGATGTGGCTCTGTTTCCAAGCATCCTGAAAATGCGTAAGTGACTTGAGTATCAAAGGCCAGTCCTCTGTCCTCATGTACATATTTGCATTCTTGAACGAGTTAACAAAATCACGTACGCCAGACAGAGTTCCGAGCCATTGGGAGGTGATAAGCCTGTTGAGGCGCAGAATTGAAAGGTCTCCTCTACGATGGAATCCCGTGTGTACTTCATCAAGATTCTTAAACGTACCCTGCGCTCTCGCGAGATAACCAGCGTCAACGTCGTCACCAAAGATTTCCTTTAGCGTAGGTGTTAACATCTTGTCGCTACCTTCACTCTCTGGAGTTCTGTGCGTGGGTACGTTTGCATCATCCGGTAAGTCTCGGATGGCTCGCATTACTTCATCACCTTCAATCTGCGTATGCCACGCCATGTCTTTTGAAAACCTGCCGATATACCGTTGCGCTCGCATAAACGGGTCAGCATCTACTAAGTCCGGTGGCATCAGCAAACCTTCACCCTTACGTAACGCACCAAATTTTGAAGCGGTTGTCAGAGGTCTGTTCTCTCCAGTAGTAGTCACATAACTGTCCTTGTTTGAGATAACAGCTATGTACTCCGCAAGTTCATCGCGGAGTTCAGCCTCTTGGCCGGCCTTTACACCCTCCTGCTGCTGGCGTTGCTTTAACCAGAAAGCTAAAATCTTTTCTTGGAGTTCCTCACCCTCTTTTGTATGAGCCTTGGTACGTAGCAGAGTATTGTTATCATGGCTTAACATATAAGGGTCGTAGTAGTCCCCTTGTGTTTCCTCTACACGAACGTACTTATTACCAACCTTGATGCGCGGCCCATTAGCAACCTGCTCTGCGCGTGTCTCCCTGTACAACTTATCAAGAGTTTCGTTTGCGTCAGCTAACTTGCGGTTTAGTTTAATATCCGCCTCTAGCTTCTGGTACTTATCGGCGTAAGGTTTTGTGATCGTACTGTCGTTGCCAAACTTTTTAACAAGACGGCGTAGTATACGATACGTGCCTAAGTCCTGTATCTCCTGCTTGCTCAGGTGCATAGAACGAAAGCGCATTAGCAGAGGTTCTACAAACATATTAACATAACGCTTCTCTGCCATCTCCAATCTGTTATGAGCGTCTCTGGCATACAGAGCCATACGCTTTGTGGAGTCTGTGATCTCGTCATTCTTCAAACCTTCAAACGGTCTGAGAATTAACTGATCTGTTTCAGCTTGAACAAGACGAGACAAGCCAAAAATCTGACCACGCATAACCGCACGTTCAGAATCAAAATACTCAAGACCTGTTTGCACCTTGTCAAAGTTTTCAGCGTTGTACCGTGCAGAGTCTCTGACTTCCTTGAATGGGCTTTCTGTTACGGTGCGTTCTCCTCTGGCTGCTTGATACTTACGACCTTCAACATTAGTATCTTTTTTCAGTACAGTCATAAATAAGCCTTCTTGTGGTTCTTGAATAAGATCACCTACAGGCTTATACCCAGCCGTCTGAAAAAAATCTAAACCGCTAAAGTCACCAGCGTTAGGATAAGCTATAACATAAACTAATTTAGCATCGCTATCTTTAATAGCTTTTTGCCAGTTTTCTAGAGTATGATTTTTTGAAACAGGCCCGGTAAATTGCTCTCCTACCTGTGCAGTACGCTCATTTGGTATACGATGAAGCACAACAACATCAGCACCATGCCCTGCACCTTCTAAAAAGTTCTGACCTTTTGTAAGGTTTACAGGCTTTTCATCTAGGCTATTGATGTCAGCTCTAGTGCCTATACGCTTCCCTAAGTCCTTACGTACATAAGAATTACGCAAAGCATCTTGACTCATACCAGACAAATCTTCAGCCCCTACATGAGAGACGGTAATCTTATCGCCTCTAGTGACTTTAGATCTTAAATCATCAATTGGGTCGAGAGGTCTTACTCCTTTGGCTTCTTGGAATTTAAGGTCTCCAGATTCCTGTCTTATACCCTGCATTATCCGCTGGACAGGTGCGCCTGTTGCTGGCTTATCAAACTTCATACCCTGCTCGCGCTCTAGGGTTTTCTTCATCTGAGCCATGAGGTCTAAACCCTCTTCGTCCGACACAACACGCTTACCAGATCTGTTAAATCTCTCCTTAGCTTCCTGAAATTTTAAGTCAGCCCAAGGGTCTCTACTCCCAACGCCACCTATCGCAGCCGCAGGTATTGGATTACCAGCAGTTACATCGTTAAGTATCTTCTGACGTTCTGCGTCCCAAGCGCGTGCTTCGGCTGGGTCAGTAGGCCGCGCCTTACCTATACGCTTTGCGGCAAAGCCGTCTATAAAATCTGAGTTGTACAAAAACGGGCTATCGGTTTCGTACTTGATAAGCATAAAGTCTTTAAGATTCTTAGCAGAGAACTTCATACCAAACTTGTGCATCCAACGAAGCTTGGCCTCACGCACCAGTCGTCTTAACTTCTGCTGATTACCTGTAGCTTTGCGAGTCTTGAGTCGCTGAGTTAAAGCGCGGCCTAGAAACTCTACACCTTCTTCTTCGTCTCTGAAAAGTTTCAGGTAGTCCTCATGCAGCTTACGGTCTTTCTTATTCGTAGAATACTGAAGGTCATCCATGAAGTTGTGCCATCCTTCATGAGCAATCGTGTCATCAGTTGCGGTACGTGGATCAAAAGTTATGTTACGTGTATCATAAGCTGCGAACCCTGCCTGACGTACGAGTCTGCCATCTGGTGTGCGGCGATATATACCACGGCGTATGGCTTCGGTTATATTAAAGCCTCTTACTGCTGCAAGCTTGGCCAACTCAATAAGTACATCCTCATCTAGTGGCTTGAGTTCTTTAGGCTTAGGCTTGGGGTAAAGTTTATCTATAGCTGCTGCGCGAGACGCTTCTTCCTGCCGAATAAGTTCAATCTCACGCTCGGCATTTTTTCGCGTACCCTCAATGTGATCTAGGTAATGCTGCCGTACTTTCTTTGCGTCAGCAGCCGAAGCAAATCTCCAAGACGTTGAGCCGTCTTTTCGTCTGACAGCAAGCTGCACACTACCGTTGTCTAAAATTCTTACCGGACTACCAAGCGTGGCGGCTCCTTCTCCGTATACGTCAGCCAAAGCTGGTAGTCTCCAAACATCAATCCTTTCATCCAAAGGCTCTCCGTTTCTATCAACTAACCTACGAGAAGCTGCTGGGTCAACCTCTATAACCCGTCTGGTTATAGGTTTACCTGTTGTGGGGTCAACGTCTTTAACGCTTGTTGACCTACCCCTGAAAAGTGACTTGAGCTTATTAGACTCAGCCGCACTCATTGCAGGTGTAGTCTCAACAATAGCTGTAGCTTTGTTAACTTGCTTTTGTAATTTGTTAACTGCGCTTTGTGCTTTATTTATGGCACTCTTTTTAGACAGCGGGTTGTTGTTTAAGTTTTGAAGTTTTCTTTGCGCTGCATCTAGGTCTGGAAGTAAGCGATCAAGTTCTTCTGTTGCTTTCTGTGCGGCTTTCTCTGCGCCACCATAAATATCTGACAACGTACTTGGCGCAACACCGTAGCCTTTTGCAGCTTCTTCTGCTGTCATGGGTGCAATACCAACACCCGGTCTACGCATACTCTGAGCCGCTGGCCCCGGTACAGTTGGGTCTAGAAAACCTACGCCACCAGTTACCTCGCGTTCTATCGTAGCAGCAACATCGTAAGGTGTGGGAGTAAGCCTGTCTTCTACAGTACCCACATGAGTTCCTTCTGTTCCTACGATAGCTTCGTCACCAATTCCACGCTTTGGTATATACGCGGTATTTCGTATGTTTACCGCAGCCTCTGTAGGAGATGGCAGAGGTTCTCTGTAGATATTAAAAATTTTGCTGGGGTCTTTACCACGGGCTATTGCAGCACTCTCGCGCCTCTTGATTAAGTCATCAATAGCCTTCGTCTTAAACGTAGGTTTCTGTAGTAACGTACCTACACCAAAAGCACCGGCTAGTCTACCTGCGTCAAAGTCACCTCTGGCAATCTGACCTGCGCCTTCTATACCTGCTTCCAAACCTCCGCCTATACCTGACTGCAACAACGCAGCAGTCTCAACTTGAGTCAAAGGTTTAGCCTTTGCAATACTCCCTGCACCAGAGAACGCAGACTTGAGCAGTCGTGGGTCAGGTCTAAAAGCTACCAAAGAGGGAGCTACCTGACCGGCAAAAGAAGATAACGGGTTAGCAAGCCTCGCTTCCATACGATCTTGCTGTAGCTGTCGTAACTCGTCATCGTCGTAAACAGCACCTTCAATACCTTCTTGTATTTTACTACCGCCGTATGCACCAGCTAAACCACCAGCAATCATCAAAGGTACACCAACTACTGCACCAGCTCCTGTTAATGCCAGACCTGCACCTATTGCTCCCACCGCGCCACCTAAACCTGCGCCAGCGTGTTCGCCTAGCCCTGTCGTAAAAGACTCAAACTTTGAGATGTCCTCTGCCAGATAGTCTTCAAGTTCATCATCTGTTAAGAGTTCTACCTCGTCAGGGTTAAGACCCTTAGAGCGCATATAGTCATCGTAGATTCCCTTACGTTTGGTAGTTGGCCTACGATATACTGGTGTTAGTTTTGCCATTTTAAGGTATTCTTGGAGTCATCCACGAGCCAGCTTCATTAGTATCAAACTCGTGTCCTGTAGGGTATATACCCGCCGCTGCTGCACCGCGTTCAGAAGGTACAGTAGGTCTACCTCTTTGACTAGTAGCCTGAGCTTCTTTGAGTTCTTTCTCTGCTATTATTAGCTCCAGCTTGGCCTTTTCTAAATCTGCAACTGCTGTTGGATCATTCCTAAGACGCTGAATTGTCTGGTCAAGAACTAGCTTTTCTACTTGAAGTGTAGCTAAAGTTTTGTCTGATTCCGCTGCCGCAATCTGCTGTGCTAAAGGACTCTGCGCTACGGCTAACCGAGTCTGATTAAGAGCGTTCTCAAGTTCCACACTTATCACTTGCTTGTTAGCTAACAGGTTTGCGTAGTTTGGCGGCAATGCATTACGAACTGAATCTGCAAGTTCCTTTGCTGCTTGCTGAGTTGCGAGTGTAGTTTGTGCTGATTCTAGCTGTGTTTGCGCCGTTAGTGCTGGAGTTGCTGCGCGGTTTAACACCTCAAGCTCTGCTCTTTGACGGGGAGTCATCGTATTGATGTTTTGATCGTAGTATTCTCTGCCGGATTTCTTAACAAAATCTGGAGATAGTACGCTACGCTGCTTCCACTCTTCAAAACCTGCGTCTGCTTTTTGTTGTTGCTGTCCTAGCATCTGTCTGCGAGCTTCATCCGCTACAGCCTTGGCGCGGTTTTGTCGTGCAATCTGTCGAGCAAAGTTCTGCTGCTGATTAAACTTTTCCAAAGCTTGCTGTTGGCGTAATGCCGCACCTCTCGCATCCATTACATCAGCCAACCTGCGAGCTTTTTCAGGCTCAATCGCAGCTCGCATAGCGGCTAAGTTCTCATCGCGACGACGGCCACCACCATACTGAAGGTAGTTTACCGGACGCTCTTGTGGAACATACGCGCCAGCAGCACGCAGCTCCTCTATCATACGACGTTCTTCTTCGTCTAAGTCCCGCTGATTCTGCGGAAAGATGCCGCTCATTAAGTTACCTAAAAAACCTTCTGCCATGTTATTACTTTCTTTTAATTGCCGCCTTGCCAAAAATTCTCCAGAGTTTTTGCACCTCTGCTTATTCTACCAAGGAAGCTATTGTCTTGATCTAACGAACCTTGGAGTAAGTTACTCGGCGCAGCCTGTCCTGCTCCCATATAATTCTGAACAGGTTGCACGCCTTGGAAGTTGCCAGCTATCTGATTCGTACCACTACTTCTACCAAGCGTGGCCTGTATAGGATCAAAACCAGAGCGTGAACCAGCCATAAAATTTGTAGCAGCCTGTAAAGCCTGACCTAACTGACTGCGCTTCTGGTCTAGCCGAGAGCCAAACTGCATAGCGTTTTCTATCGCAGTTAAGTTTCCGCCACCACCTGCTTGACCGCGCTGTAGATTACGCCGTGCGTTCATGCGCTCAATCTCTGCGCGTTCTCCACCAGAGAGGCCACCCATGTTTATGCTTCCGAGAAGTTCAGCTACTTTTTGTCTTCCAAGGTCTCTGGATTGCAGCCAAGGTTGATCAGTTATAGCCAACTGATCCATCGTAGACTCAGCCATGTACGGCCCTTGGAGTCTCATTATATCCAAGTCTGTACCAGCAGCACCTCTACGTGAGATATTATCTACGTCTGCTCCAAGTTGTGCATATTCACGAATACCCGGCACGTACCCGGCGGGAAGTCTCTTCGCCTCTTCACTACCTACAAGCTGCTCATAGGCTAGTCTTTGCTGCTGTGGAGCGAACTCTTGTTGTACTCCAAGTTCTGCGGCTGCTGTAGGTCTTAGCTCGTCCCTAATTGCTGCCATTATCTTAGGGTAAGACTCTGCGTAAGCTTCACCCTGCGCTTTACCTACGTCACCAGCGTCCTTCTCATTTGACTTACCTACGGCATAATTAACACCAAGATTTATTAACGAAGGTACTACGTCTGACCATCCAAATCCATTACCCATAACTCTATTTCCTTATGTTGCCAGCACACCCGCTGTCCTAAGACTTGCGAGAAGTGCATTTATTGTTGTTTGATTATTAGAAGCCGAACTGCCTGAAACATCAGACACAGCGGCAGCTTGTTTTACCACGCCATAAGTTGATCCCGTAGCCGCCGGTACGGTAAGCCCTGCTAACCACGTATCAAAATCATCCTTACTGGTGAACAGCGTCACCTTATCCGACTTCGTTACTGAACTGTTTATTGCTACTGACATATCATGCTGAGTATGCTTGGTTAATAAGTGACGACTTTAACGTCACATCTTTAGCCTCAAGCCTTAACTGCGAAAGCTTGGGAGACCCTTGTAAATAAATTCTGTACTTAACCTTCCAACCCTGCTCGCTGGCTTGCCAGTTAAAAGCTAGGTTAGCGTGGGTGTTTATATCAAACTCCGCAGGAAAAACCACAGGAAATCTTACGCCTGACTGTATCAAAGGCAAGCCTCTGGTTTTTAACCCGCCATGCGTTGCGTCAGTTCTGCTATCGTCTACAAACTGGCTGACTGCAACAAAACCTGCATTACGACCTTCATCATTATCAGACACAGCAGCGTTAGACAGAATACCCGCAACCTTGGTAGAACTGTTTGACAGCGATCTGCCTACCTGCCCGTCTGTTGCGAACTCCTTATAAACAAGCGTAGCACCACTATCAAAAAACAGGGTTGTATTATGTACAGGAAGGTTATCGTCTGTTACAGCCGTGCTACCTTCCTTAAAATTGTCTACAGTTATGTATAAACTTGTGGGAGAAGTGCTGAGTAGTTCTGTTGTTGCTGTTGAAGGGTATACTCCAGGTGGGTATCCGCTGGCGTTGTTTATCTTAAACGAGTGGAACACCTCAAAAGGCTTATTGAACATGAGGTTCAAGTTTGACGGCTTGAGTTCTATCTTTGGTTCCGCCGAACAGTAAGCTTTTGTATCCACGCGAGACATGGCGAACTCATTGCTGCCGTACAAATGCTTAACCCAAAAAGTCTTACTGCTAGGATCATCTGTAATAGCGAACAAGTCTTGATTACCAGCCGTAGTAGTTCCCACAGCCATGTCTCTTATCGGAGTACAGTATGTATTTGCGTCAAAGACATCTATCGTCCCTGCGTTACCGTCTCCCCACGTAACTCCTGTGCTACTAACTTCCTGACGATCAAGGCTTACAAACTTTTTTGTAGCCATGTCATAAACTATCGTCAGGTATTGTTCTGGTAAGTTCGTAAGTACGTGAAACAAAGCGTAGCCATCGTGAACTACTGCACATTGAAATGTTCCATCCTGTACAACGCCCTCAAATATATCGGAAATAGGACGAGAAAATATATCATTACGTGCTATGGTTTCAGACTGCTGCACAGCATTAAACGATCTTATGCCATGCTTGTCTATAAAAGCTGAGTCACCCAACAGATCAAGATAAGCGTTCTGATTTACTGGGCCTGTTGAAAACAGAAACTTTTTCGTAAACGTAGGCTCTCCAAATATCGTGTTTACCCTATCTGGTTTTACCGCATAGCTGGAATTTGCCGCACCCACAAACAACTCATCAGTATTCATGGAGCGCAAACACGTAATTGGATCGTTGCTTATCGTGTAAGCTACAGCTTCAACTCCCCCGCTAGACTCTGCTGCGTGTATCTTATTACCGTTGTTATCTAGGGGAACCATGAAGTCCAGAGGACGACCACTAACACTATGGTAAAGCTTTGTTCCATCAGCAGAAGCCATGTAAAGCTTGCCACCGTGAAATGCCATCTGCTTACCCACCGGTACGTACTCACGAAAACCCAGTATACCAACCTCATCGTCTGCCACGCTACCTACCAACGTACCGGCAAGCGCAGTATCTCCAGCAGAATTCGTGTCACTAACGGTAAGCGTGGCTCCCCCGCTAAACTTAATAACAGAACCAGCGTTAATCTGTACTGGTGTTGCATCAACAGTATACGTAGAAGTACCTGCGCTATAACCACCAGCGTTGTTTATGGTAACATAGTAATTCTGCCATTGGTCATAGCCCATAAGCTGACGACAAGTAACACTTCCGTCTGCTGCGATCTCAATTAAGTTGGGCCTGTTCGTACCGTCCTGTACAACAATACCAGCTGCTGTTGGTGGTATTCGCTTTGTGTAATCCGACTTACCACCTGCGCTTGCATTATCCGAAGAAGCAGCGGCTGCTGCAAAATTATCATAAGACGGCGGAACAACTGCTGTGTACACAAACTCTGCACTTGCAGAAAGTTGTATCGTACCTGTTGTGGTTGTTACCCCGTTTGAATATGCAGCAGGTTTCGTGTGAGTGCTGGATGTAGTCCATACGGTAGAAAACGTGCTGCTGTCTTTGCCTTTCTTTAGACATACGCCGTCTACGAAAACAAAAAACCAAGGATCTACAAAAATGATTCCTTGGATCTTTGGATCAGTTGCGCTGTAACCCCCAAGTGTCGGCGTAGTATCAAAAGCTTTCGCTTTCTTCACACACTCCAAAGCGTCGTGACGATTCCTTATGTTATACGCAAGTCCATACTCATTAGTGCCGAGCCTAGTGTCATCGACACCAAGGTTCATGCCACCTGAAAATGACTGTTGTATAAAATCCATTAGTAAATTCCAACTGCTCTAGATGATTTTGTATACTTGTTAAGTAGGGATACAGAAAGTTTGTCGTGAGGATGCTTGTCAAACTTGACTTTTTGTAGCTGTCCGCGCTCAAGATCGGCGTTACGTCGGCCAAGACTACGCGAGGCTTTCTGGTCGTATATACGAGCCTCCTCCATCTTGCCTTGTTCCTCCAAGAATAACTGCATAACCTTGTTTATTAAGATATTGTCGTATCCGTCAGCCGGAAACTCGTCGCTATCTTTGCTAAGGTAAGGAAGTTTTTTCTTATATAGAACCTCAAGTGTATGTTCGTCATCCTGCGTTGCTGTAGACTCCCAAGGGTACTCACTAACATCACAAATAAGATAACGAGATTCTTTCTCGTTATTTGGAATAACCGCAAGGACGGTATCATCAGACTGCTTTATGCTAATATCATACGTACAAACATCAGACTTTATAACAGACTCTATAGACGTAAACGTAGTTGAAAAGGTGTTACTTGTTCCATCCATCTCAACTTCTTCTACAAACCTTGAAGCATCAGAGCGCGTACCAACAACGGTCAAGGTTATCTCAGGCATAGCTTGTGTAGCTGTAGCTTTTATTCCTGAGTAACTTGTTGGTGTTACTTTGAAAGGTTCGTAGCCACGCACTCGCCAAGTTCTGTCGTCCTGTTCTACGTTATTCCGAGAGTAGCGTTCTGTGAGATTTGTGAGAACCCAAGGATATTGACTTTCTTTTTCCCGCATAGCTCGTATTGAACTTACGTTACTTGGCAGAGCTATTGTTTTGTCACCTTGAACATAGAACGAGTCTTCGGTAAGACTCCCTACCATATCAGATTCCTCGTAGAGTTCTTGGGCTGCTTCGTTAAGGTAGTCCAGCATTATAGAACGCTGGTGATTATCGTTAGGATTTATTCCCAGCTTCTTCCCGACCCTATCCAGTATATATTCTACACTCATCTTGCTGTAACTGAACTTTTTGTAGGCTTAGTGCGAGCAGTAACCGCGCTAACAGAACTCTTAGTACGTGCTGTGACCGCACTTACCGTAGGTTTTGTTCTGGGAGTTACTGCTGTAGTTGCCATTAGTTACCTCTTTCTAACTCATACTCAAGGCGTGCTATTGTTCTCATCGCTTGTCGTGTGAAGTCCGGTGCGTGAAACGCCGCTCTCGGAAACTGCGGGTGTGCCGTCAGTTCCTTGACGTTCTCGTACTTCGGCGTCGTCTGGCAACCCGTGGATACGCATAGCGTTATCAATATGAGTAAGCTTGTCCTCATACCTCTGTGCTGCGTTTGCTTCTCTGACTGCATTTGATACTTGCACAAAAAACCTTTCCAAAGCAGGAAAGGCTTTGAACAACGCAAGTATGGCCTTAATTAGACCCACTTGTGTCGCTCTTTACACCTTTCCGTAGAAACACGGCAAGCAACGATGTAACAACAATGTTTATCATCGTACCCATTTCCATATCTCCAGAGAAGTACGCACCTACAGCCGCGAGAATACCACCGGCTGCCGTCATGTATGTCTTTTTACCTGATAACATTTAACGTCTCTTTCGTTTTGCCATAGCTGATTTAACAGCTTTTTTGGCGGTTCTCTTAGCTGCCGCATTAGCAGCTCTACCCATTTTCGGTGGTCTACCCACTTTACTTCCGTATGTCCCTTTTCCGTGAGGCATATTATTACTTTCTGTTTTACTTATTACCGTTCTTCAAAAGCTGTCGTATCTTCAAACTTATGTAGATTAAACTTGCAACAGATATAGCCACCTTGAGAACAAGGTCTATCTCAACCATCCAGTTACCCAAACCTGTAGCACTAGCGATTGCAACTTTAAGATCATCTAGATTCATTCACTCTTTTCGCCTTGGTATTCTATGTCAAAGAAAGGCGTGTCTACTTCCAAGGAACCTGGCAAAGACTTACAGCCGCTTGCCATCACGACAATAAAGACCAACGCTCCTATGAAAATTCCTAGTGTTATTTTATCAGTTCTACTCATCTTCTACCAGCTCCACTTTCATTACACCGCCTTCATCACCTTTCGGCAAGTAGGCTTCACCGCCATTGATAGGTAGCCTTTTTTCTACAACAAGAGCCTTTAATTGCTCATTCGGCACGATCATCTTGGTCTGCCTGTCTGTCATAAAGAATGTAGTGGATGTTAAGCCAAGTCGTATAACTCGCGCTTGTCTTCCGCTAATGTAAAGTATTTCATCATTCTCAAAGTCGCTACCCCAATAAATTAGTAAACCTTGGGCAAAGTTGAATAGAACGTCCTTGAACAGCAGCGCACAAAACGCAGCAACAATCATCCACCCATAGTGGCCAATCGCTTGTTCTGCTACGCGATCAAGTGCTGCATGATCTAGGACATTAGTCATTCACTGCTTTGTCTACTGTGTCTTCTTTTTCTTCTAGCGACTGATTTAACAAACCCATGAAGTGATTTCTCGCTCCAAGTGTCTGTTCCAAGCTGAAGTTAATCTGACTCGCTTTGCGATCAAGATCACTTACATGGTTTATTAGCGTGACTTGTTGTGGAGTCAAGTCTGCTACGTTGTGTTCTTCCCCGTTAATGATAACGGTTTCCTTCTTCTCTGGATTTTCTGAGTCCATAAAATTATCCTTTAAGTGCTTTAACTTCTGCACTTAGTTCTTGTACAGCCTTCAGCAACGGAATCACCAAGTTGCTGTACTTCACCGCCAGCTTCCCGTTCGCGCCTTTAGTCACCAAATCAAACTCAACACCGGCATCAGCCATCGCCGTCTGCACATCCTGTGCGACAAGTCCCAAACGCACCGTGTCATCGTCGTCTGGTCGTTCGTCAGCCGGTACAGTTACTGTCTTGTAAACTGCTTCCTGCGCTTCAACCGCTGGACTTACCAAACGCCGTTCCTTGACTTCCTCAACTGCTGGCTCGGCTGGTGTGATTACGCGCACTTCAGTTCGTGCTGGAACCGCGTCTTGTACCTTGCGTCGTTCAGTACGTTCCGGTTCAGCCTTGCGGACAACAACCATCTCGCGCACTTCTTCCTGCGCTTCTTGAACCACGACAGTCTCACGCTTCTCCTCGCGTGCCTCCTGCACAACAACGGTTTCGCGCTTCTCCTCTTGCGCTTCTTGAATGACGTACTCCTCGCGAACAGGACATTGATGAATCACTTGTTCGGTGACAGCCGCTTTAGCTTCAACCGCTGGCTCAACAATTTCAGTTCGTGCTGGCTCAACTTCAACAGTCTCCATGACTGCGTTACCGTCATCGTCAACTACACCGTCACCATTTTCGTCAACAACTTGGCGCTCCTCCGTAACTGCTGGAACCTCGCGAGTAACCGCTTCTTTGGCTTCAACAGCCGGTGAAATAATGTTCAAGCATGGAGTACCGTCCTCGTTGACTACTGGGTGATCCACATACAACGGAGTGCGCTCAATACGAGTGACTGTTTCGGTGGTAACTTTGCGGATGTAGTTGTTGCCTTCACCCTTAACCATCTCCACCTTCTCAACCTCCTCGGTGACTTCCTTCTCGTCGTGCTTGTGACGCTCGCCTTTAATCTCCTCACGCGCTTCTTGTACTACGCGCTCCTCCGTAATTTCCTCCTGCGCCTCTTGTACAACACGTTCCTCGGTTACTTCCTCGCGTGCGTGTTGGGTAACTTGTTCCTCCTTGAGTTCCTCAATAGCAGGAATGATTACGTCCTCCCAAACCTCCTCTTGCGCTGGGTGTTCAATTGTTTCAGTAACTTCCTCAACAGCAGCGCGTGCTTCAACAACGACAACGTCCTCGTACACGGCTTCAGCAGCTTCAACTGCCGGCGAGACAAGTTCTTGGTGTTCCTCAACGCGGTAACGGTGACTCCGAATTTCCACTGGCCAATCGGCTGGATTGAGTCGCTTGTAGTTGATTGTCGCCAACTTCTCAACGAAGTCCAAGCCGACGTTGTTATCGGTGATGTCACGCTTGATGCGGCGATCCGATAAGGCGGAAATTGATGTATCCGCGCAGTGAATTGAAGACGTGTCATCGTTACCCAGCGTGATCGTGTTACTGCCGTTACCAACTGCCGTATGTCCAATGATTATCTCGTTAGAACGATCCGACTCGGATGCGCGTGTGTCGTAACCGATAAATATTGAATTTGCACCGGCTGTATTGTTTCCGTCTGGTGTTGCGGAACCCGGCGTTGTTGTTGCCGTGTCTTCATAGTAGCGACCGGCATCTTTACCAATCGCTATATTGTTGTCACCATCAGCATGATTTATTGCAAACAGTGCGGAATTACCTATCGCTACATTACTGTCACAAGCGGCAGCGGTTGCGCCCATTGCACTTGTGCCAACAGCGACATTACCACTCCCGCTTGATGCCCCGTCCATTGCGAATGCGCCAACCACAACATTTGTCGCACCAGTTCCTCCTGCATACGCTTCCCTCCCTAGCACGGTGTTGCTACTAGATGTTGTTATTGCACTACCCGCTGAATGACCAACAAGTACGTTGCTTGTACCACTCGTAATTGCGTCACCGGCATTTTCGCCAATGGCCATGTTAATTGCAGACGCATCGTTTTGGACGTTTAGTGCATTTCTACCAATTGCGATACAACTGTCTGCGCCACTTGCTTCTGCGCCTAGCGCGTTTGACCCGATGGCGATGTTGTAGTTGCTGTCGCCGGTCATTGCGTCAGCCGCTTGAAAACCAATGGCGACATTGTAATCGCCGGTTGTCATTGCACCACCAGCAGACCGTCCAATGAGTACGTTGCCGGGGCCGTCTGTTAATGCGTCACCCGCTTGACTACCAATAATGACATTGTCATCTCCTGTCGCACTTGAATCGTTGTACGCGCCCGCACCAATCGCAACATTATCACTCCCTGTTGCACTTTGGCCTGAAGTGTGTCCGATATAAGTGTTGTTATCATTGCCGCTAAGTCCCGAACCAGCCGCATAACCCATTATGGTGTTACCAGTGCCGTTCGTAATCGCATCACCCGCGAGGCCACCTATTGCGGTGTTTTTGACGTTGGCGTTTTGGTTTAGAAGTGCGGAGTAGCCAACTGCCGTGCAGTAATCAGCACCGGATGTTTCTGTACTTAATGTAGCGTAGCCTACTGCCACATTGAAATTTTCACCCCCATTAGCTGCGTCCAATGCGTACGCGCCAATCGCTACGTTTTGAGAATTTGTAGTAAACTCCTTACCCGCATCGCGTCCAGTTAATACATTTTCGTAACCCCATGTAATGTCCTCACCAGCCGTGTAACCAATGCAAGTATTGCTGTCGCCGGTTCCTCGGTAGAATGTCAGCGTTACATTACTGGCATTTGTTGTTGCAGCTTCGCTTAATGTGAAACTGGTAACAGCAGTTGAATCGTTGACTGCGGTTACGTAAGCACCATATGGAATGCCGTCACCAGTTACCGATTGGCCGACTTGAATGTCGGTGTTGCTGTCACACGTTACGGTTGTTGATCCGTTTAAGTCGCAAGTACCGTTGGAAAATGTGCTACTTCTGTGAGAGTGGTATCCAATTGCCGTATTAGCCGCAGCATGGCCAACATAGTTTCCAGCACCGCGCCCAATCCACGTGTTGTAACCGTCAACACACGCATAACCGGCTTTGTAGCCAATTGCAGTCGAGCCATCTCCAGCTTTATTATGAAATAACGCTTGGTGTCCGACGGCTGTGTTGTCCACGTCAGCGTCTTGACCCCGCATTGTGTTGTAGCCAATTGCGACACATCCATCTGCACCAGATGTTTCGGATTCTAACGCACTTGACCCAATAGCAATATTGTATTGTTCACCCCCGTTGGCCCCATTTAATGCGTAGTAGCCAATCGCAACATTGTTGTGGTTGCTAGTAATGTTTGCAGCGGCAGACTTTCCAAGTGCCACGTTGCGATAACCGCTTGTCAGATCGTAACCAGCGCCTTTACCAACAATCGTATTGTCGTCACCGGTGATTGTTCCTGAACCACCAGATTGGTAGCCAACGTAAACACTATCGGTTCCAGTTGTTAAATTTAGGCCAGCTTGATAACCAACAGCTACGTTGTTTCCGTTGCTAACATTTTGGTCTTCAAGTGCGTAAGCACCAACAGCAACAGAAGCACCAGCCGTTGTTTCAGTTTTTAATGCGGATTTACCAACAGCAACTGTACTACTATTGGTATCTAATGCCTTACCGGCTTCGTGGCCAATAAGGACGTTCGCTTGGCCTGTCGTAATCGCTGTTCCAGCGTTGTACCCAACTGCAACATTTGAGTGCCCCGTAGTCGCTGCGTCTAGTGAGTAGTTACCAATTGCTACGTTGTAGTCGCCTTCGGTGTTGCCGCTTGCACCAAGGAAAGCATTACGGCCAATTGCTACGCAGTGGTCTACAGTCGAAGCGTGATAACCGGCATTCATGCCAACCATTACGTTGCTGCTTCCTGTTACCTCACGGGCCGCGTGCTTGCCGACTACTGTGTTTTGCGCCCCTGTCAGACAACTATCGAGTGCCTCGGTTCCGATAACTGTGTTGTCATCACCTTCTGTTAAAGCCCCAGCAGCGCCTTTTCCGACAGCAGTTAAATTCGCTGCACTTGTCGCTGCATCTGCTGCACCACTACCAACGGCAGTTGCGTCTGATCCGGTGAATAAGAGAAGTGCTTCGTTGCCAACGGCGGTATTATTACTAACGCAAACTGCACCCAAGGCATTAACACCTACTCCAACATTGTTACTTCCAGTTTGAGTTGCGTCCAAACAGTACGCACCAACAGCAGTGTTCATCGAACCGGAAGTAATAGCCGCACCAGCATTTGAACCAATTGCTGTGTTGTAATCGGTGGCGTTTGTGTGCGCTCCGGTTAATGCACTATTACCAACCGCCGTATTGTGAATTGCGCCAGCGTGTGAACTATCTAAAGCGTCTGTTCCAATAGCTGTATTTGTTGTCCCACCAACACCGTGACCGATGTCGAGTGAACCAACTGTGAGTGTGCCAGACGAGACGGTGACTGCGCCGGTGCTGGATATGGTCAAATCCGCCGCCGGTTCGCTGAAGCCTCCACTTGCGTTCGCAGTTCCAATCGTCAACGTGCCAGTATTTGTGGCTTTTATCGCGGCGGTGTAACCCTCTGTGCCAGATGCTTTGCCGCCGAAAGTTAACATCGAAGCAGCGCCGCTGCCTTGAGCCGGATTGTGCAGCAACATTTCTGGCCCGACTGCTGTGCTGGCAGAACCTTCTAGCTGCATCTTCTTCGCGCCTACGTTGGCATCAAGTGCCGCTGCGCCAACCAAAACGTGACCGTTGGCGTCTATCTTCATCTTCGCCGAATACCCCGCCGCATCGACGCCGGTTTGGCTGGCAAACTCTAAATAACCACTAGAGTCATAACCTACATAGCTACCAGTTCCACCTGCACCAATTTCGACAAACTTCGCTCCCGCCTTTTTAAAAAAGCCGCGACCAAGCGTAGCGTCCTCTACTGTTAACTTCCCAGCAAGTGTTGTAGTGCCGCTGGAGTCTATGGTGAGACGAGTTGATGCTGCCGTGTAGAGTTTGAGGCTGTCATCATTGTTATCGTAATTGATTCGACCTCGTCCAGCAGCGTCGCCATCACCAAAATAAACAGCAGCATCACTTGTGTTGCCGCTCAAAATAGTCATCCCCGCATTGCCGGTGTTTTCTATCAACAACTCATCAGCGTCTGCCGAAGGCGCAATACCAGCGTCAGCAGTCTGAATTACGACTTTTCCCGCTACATCCAACGCCCCTGTCGGCGCAGCGACTCCGATACCTAGTCGCGCTGGATCACCAGCAGAACCACCTTCTGTGATGTAAATACCATCAGCACCGCCATCAGACGGTTGCCATTGCATGATCTCGCCAGAACCATCTGACTTAACGATGGGTTCGTTTTCGTAAGAGACACCTGTTGTATGAATTGAACTTTGCTGAGTAATCCTAGCCATAACGTAGCCTTATGTTTTAGTAAGCTGTACCAGGCGTGTGAACACTATCGCCAATCTGCACGCTAAAAACCACGGCAGTAGTCGTAGCTGTTCCCGCTGCTGTACACGCTGTTACGTCTGTAAATTGTACGTCACCTATATCAGCCTGTGACATAGGAGAAAGTTTTATGTGATAAACGTCATCTGTAGCAACTCCATCTACACGAATGTACATATTTTCAGAGCCAACATTTTGAACTAATGCTGTTGCGTACTGATAACGTCCGTCAAGAAGCTTTACGTTTTCACCACCCCCTGCATCAAGAGGAACTGTAACTAAAGAAGGAGTGTTAACTGTGCCGTTTGTTACGCGACCAGCTCTTAGAGATAAAGTAGCCATAATAGAAAAAGAAAGTGGAGGGGGCTTTTACACCCCCTCCATTGTTATGAATTAAGTAGTGCGACGACGACGATAGAATATCGGCAAGCAATGGCGAGCATCACCGGGGATACCACCAAACACAGCTTGCGAGATGAACTTCAAGTAGTCACCGTACACGTTCAAGTCTTGGCCATCACCCGGTTCTGCTGCTGAAAGCGCAGTACCACTATTAGGAATCAAGAACTGATCCGTCAGAGTAACCTCACCGTTCCACTTCATAGAGTAGAACTTCTTGGCACTCATGTTCTTAGAGGCAAACTCTTTCGGCGGCGGGCCAACAGAGATTGTCTTGAACGCATCCGCACCGACAAGGAACGCTACTTCAAGAGATGACTTAGTGTCACTTGCGGCGGCAATAGAAGTATAGTTGCTATTAGGAACTACCTTACCAGTTGTTCCATCCACAGTTTGCGGAGCAATAAAACTACCGTCATCTGTAAACCGTAAAGGATACGGGTCAAACTTAGCAGTAACTTTGCCGAACAGATCACCAGCAAAACCGTCAGTTATAAGACTGAGGTTAGCAGAACCTAAACGAGCCTTACCGTCAGCACCATCTTTCAGGTCAGCATCCCACATCAAAGAAGACCAAGCTTCCGTAGAGCAAATAAGAACGTACTTACCCTTGATAAACTCAGAATTTTTTGGTGCGTTTTGAAGACGATCAAACGTAGGAGCCTGAACATCTTCCTGCAAGTGCAGCATAGCCTTGTAAATATCTTTCAAGGTTAAGTTGCCAGCTTCGTTAGTTGCGCCTTGGGCGAACTGGTCACGATAAGACTCACCGCCACTATTAGTAACTGTAGCAGAGCCACCGTGAGAAGTTGTAGTTCCAATACCGTCAGCGGCGTTGTCTACAAGACGAATGTCATCACCAGTAAATGCACGCTTTTCGTGGTTTGAAGCGAGCGTTAAACCAGAGCTAAGACCTTTGTTACAAACATAAACGTCCGGTGTCTGGTAATACATTAACGTACGAGTGAAGATGTTGTTAGCCAAAGCAATTTGACGAACAATATCCTTATGCGCGTACTGAAGTTGATCCCGCCAGAAAGACTCAAAGTTACTCAAGAAACGAAAACGATGACTCTCAAAGCGATGCGCTCCAAGCTTTGCAGTTTCGTAACGCTCACCAACTTTGAACTGATCTTTCGCAGGGAAAGAGTCTAGAGTATTAGGAGCGAAGGTTATCCTTTCCACAGGGCTAGGCGTTGCGGTCAGGCCATTAAGGGTATCACCCATGTTAGGTTGCCACTTAATAGAACCAAAAAGGCTATCGTAGGTATTCCACTTAGGGAACTGGGCAACTTCGTTACGTGCGAGATAGAAAGAAAGCTTTCTAAACTCAGGCTGATGTGGTGTAGCTGTTGCGTTAGACGCATGAATCACACTATCAGCAGCGACTGAACTAGGCATAATGTTTTATTATATTACAAGTTGAGGAGTCCGTAGACTCCGGTTTTATGAGAGTTCTAATACGCACTCTCTGCGTTGCGATGCCCTTCGCCTATAGTAGCAGTGGTATGCCCTTACCCTAGTAGCTTTTCAAAGTCTGTCGTTGAAAACATTTCATCATCACCTACTGGCTCTGACTTCCTTGCTGACCTCGGTTCGACTCGTCGAGAATCTTTCTTGTTTGTCTCTGAGATGTCAAGCTGTTTTTTCAACTTTCCAAGCTCCGCAGACTGCAATTGCAAAGTGACGTAAAGGTTTGATGCTAAGTTAGTTACGGGATGACGTTTGAAATTTGATGGAATTGCCTCGAAAAAACCCTCTTTAATCTGGCCTATCGTAGCAGGTTTTCCAGTCGGCGTTTCAATAGATGTGTTCAGCTTCTCTGGATCTCCTTCCCACTCAAAGTATTTCTTCTGCTCATCTGCTAACATCGTATTAGCATTCTTGTAGATGTCACTGTAGTTCTGCTGAATATGTGCAGCCTGTTGGCCAAACTGATTCATGAAGTTCTTGGCTTCTTGTAGTGCAGATTCAATGTCTATCTCGGAAGACTGTGTAGGCTGGTAAGCTTGTTTACTTGCAACCATCTGACCGTTCTGGTCGTAGCCTTCTATGCCTTGCCAAGCTTCTCCATTACGCACGTTGATAAGCTGCTGTTTCCAGTGATTAAACTCAGACTGAGCTTTGGCGTAATTGGTAGCTGCTTCTCTGTATTCGTGCGAGAGAGTGTAAGCTTCGGGATGTTCGTGCATATTTTCTGGCATTTTAACTCCAGAATCTTGCTTATTGAGTTCCTCAAGCTGCGCCCTTGCCTCGGAAAGCTCTCGCTTATTCTTGGCGTACTTCTCAAAAGCCGCATTAGACATCTGCTTTAGCAACGGCCTCTCAGACTCATCGAAGTCATCGTAGTTACGTGGCTCCGCTTTTGTTTGTGCTGGCTCAACCGCTGCCTGTTCATCACCTATAAGCTCACCTTCTGGCAAAGGCTCGGCTTCGTCATCGTCGGCTGGGACATCCTGTGTCTCACCCTCGTCTTCTACAAGCTCCCCGTCAAAGATGTCGTCAAACAGGTCAAGCTGGTTCTCAGAAGATTCTACTTCTTCCGCTGTCTCAGTTGGTTCTGTTTCGAGTTCTTCGACCGGCGTTGATGTTCCTGCCCGTTGATCTTGGACTGTTACCTTCTGCTCGAATAATGTTTCCTCGCTCATTTATTATACTGGTTATGTCGTCTACTGTTTTTAACTGTGCAGCCCTGTAACGTATTATAGAGTCTGGAGAGGCTGCGTCTACAGACTTAAATTTAATCTCGTTTAGTATTTGTTCTTTATATTCATCCAGTCGCTCAATCAAAAGCTTCGTACATACGGAATCACGCCATTGCAAAAACGCTAACTCAGCTTGCTGTTGGTTGTGGCTGCTGTCCATTTGGATTTAGTACCTGCTGTACCTGTTGCATTATCTGTTGTAATTGCTGCTGGTAAGGTTGCGCCTCCTCACTTAACTGCCCGGTTTCTGGATCAGTAATTAAAGACTGAACAATTGTTTGAAGCTGCATGAGTAGCTGTGTCTTGGTGTTGTCATCTTGGATAGCTTGAACGTAGGCTTGACCATCTTCGGGAAACAGCATTGAGACGAAGCGTTTAAGAAAGAGGGAAGCCGCGCCTGTTTGTTGAACGACAGGCCATGCTTGCATCATCTTGTTTATCTTTTCCTGACGCTCTATTACGTCTGCGTCGCCTGCCGGTCTTATTGAGTATTCGTGGTCTGTGAAAAAGTTTGGAGGTATTGAAGCCTGTATAAGTCCTTCTATTGTTCTTGACCTGTATATGTTCCAACATTGCGTGTAAACTTTTTTAAGTGCTATGCTAAAGAGCGCAACCTGTGAAGCTGAAAGTGCTTGAGCTTCTGACGTTGCAGCTTGTACTTCTGTGGCTGTCTTTCGACTATCTTTACGGTTCATGGCCGCAAAATTTACCTGAGAAGTCTCCTGCATATTCTGACCCAGTATCGTTTGGATTGCGCCCATGATAGATGAGTCAGGTGGACTAAGCTGAAATTGTTTTATGTTAGAATCAATAAGAGCGTTTGGAGTAAAGAACACGCTAGTTTGTACATTGGTGTTGTTTGGGTCGTTGTTGTCCTTGGCGAAGTACAATCCAGAGGCTCTACGGTGCGCCGTAACAAACGACGATAAGAGTGATGTTGCCGATTCTTGTGCATACTCATCAAGTTCTGCTCGCCCTTTCATTAGCGAGATGGTTGTGTCCTCGTTAATGTTGTACGGGAATAAGACGTAAGGATACTGCGTTTCAAATAGTTCTTCACCTTGTTGCCGTTTACCGAGGAACAAAGGGCGAGGCTTACGTACCCAATCATTACAACGATCTATACAAGCCCACCCGACATAAACTACGTTGTTCTTTTTGAACAAAACCTTCTGAACTTCCATCAAGGAGTAGTTCTCAGCCAGCTCCTTAAAATCCAAGTTGTTAACCTGCTCTTTGTTAAAGTCGTCGGTTTCAGCCATACGCTTTAATTGAAGGTCTGTGAAGTAGTGCCTGTGAACAATCATCTCACAAGCTTGTATATCCCGCGCATCTTCAGGCAAACCAAGATCTTCAAAGTTAACATCGTTAACAGCAAAGTGACCAGGTTTTGTTACGTCGAAAGAAACTTCTGCTACACCGTAGCCGTGTAGCTGCATGGAATCTATGATACGGAATATGGATGTTTGCCAGCCCGTGTATCTTGCTTTGTCTGTAAAGTCTTCCTCAAGTACAGTTGAGTCAAACGTAACATCGTTGAGGCTTTTGAAGATAGCCACACGCCTTGAAGAACTTATATAAGACACGTAACGAGCCTGTTCGCGTCGTATGTTCATATCCACAAGATGCAACGGTATGTACAGCTCATCTGGAGCTAAATGGCCACTACGCTGCTCTGCATCTATGTCTATTGTGGGATGACGCAGGAGTCTATGTTCGTCCGCTTTTGTAGCTTGTGTTTGAAGATGGCTGTTTAGGCGATGTATTTCTTTCGCCGCATCATCATACTTTATGTAGTCATAATCAGTCTTCATTCTTGTAATGCCCTAATCTCTTCGAGTAAAAATTCTTGAGCGACAGGATCACGCTTAGGCAATAAATGCTTAATACGATTGTTATGCCTAGCTTGATTTAAGGTAAAAACCTTACGCTCAGTCTTCGGTTCGCACTTGTTAAGTTTGTACTTGACACGCTTACCTCTGGTTTTTGTAGGGTAGTAGTCACAGAAAGCAAGCACAAAAGCATCGGCTTGGTCAGGAGACTTACGCCCTTTCGACTTCGCTACCTTCTTACTCTCTAGCTGTAGCTTGTTTTGAGGCGTTACCATGTAGTACCGAGAGGCGAGCTGCTTACGTAATGTGCTGTACTTGGGTATGATTATCTCCTTGTTTTCGATAAGTTTAGCTACGTTAAACCACGTTTCTGCGCCACGATTTAAGTAGGCTAGCTCATTACGAGGTTTTGCTTGGTTAAGGACGTACTTGACAGGCCAGTTGTTTGCTTTTAGTGTATCAAGTATTGGTTTACCTAGACCACCGGCGTCACCGTATATTATGGCATCTTGGTTATCTAGGTTGTATTTGTAGAAAAGTTTTTCAAGGTGTTCGATCAAAACAACCGTATCTGTGAACTTAAATGACTCAAGCGCAATAAGTTGATTACCGTTACGCACCGCAAGAACCTGTTCGTCACCACCTGCTGAAAGGTCAAGACCTGCTGTGTTTTGCTCGGCTGCCTTGTGATCTATCTCAACCTCATCGAGTTCCACAAGCTGCTGAAAGTTTATCACTACCTGTTCTTCTAGGCCGCCAAAGTCAGCTAGAATCATTGAACGGTAGAGGGTGGAGTTTTCTCCGTAAGCGTTCTTTACGTCATCTATGTAGTCTTGACTAAGATGCGGACAGTCAAAAGCCGTTACGTGATACTGTTTCCATACGTTACCCACACAAGCATTGTAGAAGTGACCGTCAGGTATTCCCGGCGAACTGACATCGACACGTTTAGTAAAGCCAGTACAGCGAGCTAAAGCTGTAAAGATGTCGTCAGTAATAGACTTAGCTTCTGAAACGAAAATTCCAAACTGACCATTAGCCACCGCTGGATGCCAGCCCTCAGCTCTACCGGGTTCATCTGTAGCAAACAACTCTATTGTGGAGCCATTCAACAAGTTAGTGTAATGTCTGTAGTTTATTTTCCATATCTGCTTCTCAAACAATCTGTTTATTCCATTGAGTAACTGCTGTATATACCTGTCTGTCTGGCGATCCAACTGATTACCAGATGCAGAAGTTATGATGCAAAGCGAGTCATCATAGACTGTACCTAACCATACGGCGCAAGGGGCTATTATATATTTGTCCTTACCCGAACCGTTAGCTGCACGAACAACTGAACGAAACGGGTCTTGGTCAGTAGATGGCTTGGCAAAGTCAGTCATTATCTGAGCTTGCCACTTGTGCAGTTTCATCTGACCGTTAAGAATCTCGTCATCTACGAATGTGACGAGTTCTAGGGGTGAGTTAAACTTTAGGCTACGTTCTTGTTTAGTAGCTATCGACATCTACGAAATTTTCTTCTACACGTTTTTGAGCGGTTTCCAGTCGGAGGTTAATGTCGTTTATGTTGAACGAGATTCCCTTGGTGTTCTTATCGCTCTTTTGATCTCCGAGCCACTTGAAGATGTCTTTCTTAACAGCTTCGTTTTCTCCGTACTCCAGTAGCTCACGGGCAGTTTGGAAAGCCAAAGGCAGTAGCTTGTCTACCTCTTCATTGAAGTTAAACTCTGGTTCTTCAGCGTTGTAGTCTAGGTCTTCCTCGTTTTTTGATGTAGCTTTTTCAAGCTGGTACTTAAAGAGGTTGTCAAAGGTTACTTTGAACGCTGTGTGTTCTTTACTTTGACCAAGTAACTCTCCAATTTTTGACGGGCTAAGTCCCTGCCTTGCGAGGGCAATAGCCTGTAAATCTTGGTTTTTCATTTAGTAATTAACTTTGTGCGGCTTCTCGCTGTTGCCTAGCAAGTTCTAGCAGGAACTCTCTGAAGTCTTCGCTCCCTGTCCAATCAATTCCATCTGTACCTGCAATTATATCCAGCATACCAGCGTTCAAGCCTAAGTCTGCTATGACTTTTTTAGCATCGGCCATTCGTTGATCTGTTATGGTTTTATCAAAAGACATAGCGTTGTTGTGGAACTTAACCTTTACACCGTTTTCTAATAGTGTTTTGGTTATCCTGTATCTTAGGTCGCCCACTTCATCGTCTTCGTTTTTGCTGCGGTAGAGTAGCTTTCTGGATACTTCCATCGGGTCTTCTTTCAAATCCTTAGATGTGAAGTTTAGCTTACCTGTTATCTTTTGTCCGATTTCGGAAAACACCGAACCAACTGCTTTTGCACCTTGGCCAAGTAAGTGAAAAGCTCCATTGAGTACGTCTTGTATTGGATTTCCTGAGTAGTCTGCGTTAGCCTCGAACATACCCTGAGCTGCGTTTTTAATGTCGCTAAGGAGTGCGTTAGCTGTCATTCCGATGGCTGCTGGTGGGTTTGTGAGTAGGGCAAAAATTCCCATAGGTTGAAGGTCTCCGTATTCTTGGGTTTCTGTTAAGTTGTTCCACTTTCTACCCCAAGCTTCGTCCTTGCTTGTTTCCCATGTTTGACCAAGTTCTTTTCTTAGTTTGTTTAGGTTTTTCGCAAATTCTTTTAGCTGTTCTTTTGTGCCTTTCAGGCCAGATGCTTGTAAGGATTCCTCGCTGATCGTCTTACTTGGGTCTCCAGCAAGGTCAAATACGTTGTTAATCATACCACCTAGCTCGTTGAACCCATCTAAAGCTTTGTTGCCGTAGCCTACGATTTTACCTGTCTCGTCTTTCTTCTCGTAGTTAAGATTACTAAACCCAACGTCCGGTCTTAATGATTGGTTTCCATCTACCCAGTTATCAAAGTCTGTCTCTGACCTGAAAATAACTGTCTTGCCATTGTTAACACCATTAGGATGCAGACTGTCAAGCACAGGAGTTACGCTTCCTTCTGATACATCCATAATTTCCTGCATTGTAAAGCCGTTCCGTGAACCGCCGGGAACTCCTTCTGATATTGTTGTTGTTTCTGTTGTTCCGGTTGTTCCTGTGCTACCGCCCATTACGCTGCCGGGGGTTCCTGTAGGGAGTGGTGCATTTTGCTTGAAGTCGTAACCTGCACGATTCGACCACCATGAGAGTGGCTGTTGTGTTATTTCTCCAGTCTCTCTGTTTACCTGTGGGCCAGATGTGTAAGGTGTTTGAGATATTATAGGCTGTCCTTGAGATGCGCCAGACGTAGACCAGCGCGTTTCTGCATAACCTTGTGGGCCTGTGTATAACCAGCCACGACCCGGTGCTGGTTCTTGAGCTTGAACTTGCTGGTTCCTATCCGGTGTTACCTGCTGTTCTGGCAAGTCTGGTACAGCTAAGTTTGGATTCTGTGCAAATGTTTCTGTTGTTTCTGTTGTTTCTGCTGGCAAGTCTGGAGTTTCTGTTACTATCTGTGCATCAGCTATCTCGCCGGTAAATGGTTGTTCTTGTATTTGGGTTATATCTGGCCCTGCATTTACGTCTATTCCCTCTGGTATAATAACTGTGTCTTGCGTCAGAGTTGTTGATGGGTCAATAGTTTTAGCTAGAATTTCTGGATTAGCCTGTACTATTGCGGGATCTAGAGGGGGTTTGCCGGGTTCTGTTACAGGGCCGCGTATGTAGCCGTGAGGGCCAGAAGCGTGTCCCGGTACGTTTTTAACCATGTCACCCTCTTGATCTTTGAAGATTATTGGGTTAGAGCCGGGAGGCGGAAAGTTTATCTCGCCAGCGTCCATAGTTTCTGGTTCTACCGGAATAGGCACGGGGTCTAACTGTACAGGCTCCTGTACAGGAATCGGATCTTCTGCTACGGTTATTGGCTGTTCTGTTACGGTGGGGGCTGGCTGTTGTCTAGGGTCTATTGGGGGTAAGGCTACTTCGTACGGGTTTATTTCTGGCTGTAACTGAGTGGTTATTTCCGGTGCAGTTTGTATTGGTGGCTGTGCTAGAGGGTTTTGTGCAATAACGGGGGCAGTTTGTATCGGCGGTGCTTGGTCTATGATGTCTTGTACTTGCTGTGCCTGTGGGCTTTCTGCCCATTGGGGTACGTCAGACTCAGGCACAACTATGCTTTTAGGTTCTGCGGTGGTTACATCTGGTACTATGTCGTCTAGGATTGTTGTTACTTCGTCAGGCACTATTGGTTGTTCTGTCGCAGGGGTAGGTTGCTGTATTTGTATGGGTTCTGCGGTGGCTATTTCTGTGAGAGTTGGTGGAGAGAAAGTTTCTTGAGCGACAACCGGAGGACTTATTGGGGATAGTGTCGGGGGTAACTCTGGTGTTATTGTTCCTACGGGGTCTGCTTGGGGTCTAATTATTTGGGTTCCTATTGGCCCTTGGTCTATCGGCAGAGGCATGGGAGCCTCGATGTAGACGGGTTGAGGCTGTTGTATGTCAACTGGTTCTGCTGTTGTATCTACACCTACGTTGGGGCCGGGTACAGGTAAAGGTTGCTCAGGTGTGACTAAGTTTGGTTGTACCGGCGAAATTGGCGGTAGTAAGTTAGGTTTTTGTGGTACAGTTAGGTTTGGTTGTACGGGAGAAACCGGAGGTAGTAAATTGGGCTGTTGCGGTGTAACTAGGTTTGGTTGTATTGGGGAAGTTGGTGGTGTAGTTCTTGGGTCAGGTAAGGTTATGTCGCCTTCTCCGGTTTCTCGTCGAAATCTAGGGTCTACGGTGGGTGGTTGATTTTCTGGCATCCATACTCTGTCTGGAGATGGGCCGTAGTTTTCTGGCCTTGGAGCTGGAGTACCCATACGCCTCCTTGGCATAGGCTCTGCTATGATAGCGTTGGGCGCAGGAGTAGGAACAGGTTCTACAGCAACAGGAGGCGGAAATATGGGCTGCGAAATCGGAGGTTGGTAGTAGTCGTTGTATACTGTAGGCCCGGTGTCTATTCCAGTAGCAGGAGCTATTGGGGGTACAAACTGCGGGGATACCCGCCTTACAGGTCTAATCGCTTGTTGCTGGTTAACTTGTGGTTTCGCTATTGTCCTTGCCATTCCAAGTTTCCTTTTCTTTCTTCAGGTAGTGTTTGATTAGCGCTGTGCTAAGGCAAATCTCTTTGGCCCTCTCCGAGAACCCCTCGAACTTGATTTTACTGCTGGTATCCATAACCAACTCGCCTATAGCAACTTTGATGCCATCCAACCTAACAGTTAAAGCACCTTGGTAACTGTTAACTAACTCGTATTTTTTGTCATTTTCCCAGAGAGGGTGATAGTTCTGGAGTCGCTTTTGTTCTGGCCCCCTCCCCTCTGGACTACGTACACCAGGACAACATTTTTCCTAGACTATAATCATAAATTATGTAGAGCAGGAAAAAGTATCAGATGTTAATGATGATTGAAAAATAAGTTTATAGGAAAAGTAAAGGGAGGGCGAGAGGTTGAGAGAGGTTTATGGTTGTTTGTATTTATATAAATATATTTTTATATATATAATAAGACCCCCAAAGCTACTTACCCCTCCCGCTTTTTTCGTGATAAACTTATAAATCAATCATCATCAATACCTGTTAAAACTTTCTTACTTTAGCAGTTGACAACCTAGGCCAGAAAATGCTAGATTTGCTGCACGTGCTAAATGCACGTTTTAACTACTAAAAACATAATGAGTACAAAATACATGACACATGTGGTCGAGTTTGCGGCCGAATTCACTATTGAAGATAACAGACTCGGCAACGATGCTATACGCTACACCGGTAGCGTGGCAGATGCTGAGGCATTTATCACGGCTCAGACTGAGCGCCCCGGCGAGGGAGATCAGTCTAGCTATGAAAAGGTGTTGCTGGAGATTCTCACCGCCAACTTTAACAGTAAGGTGAATGACCTACCGGCGGAAGAAAACAGCGAAGCCTTGCTAAAGCGCCTTAACGGTTGGCACAAGCGCCCCGAAAAGGCCGCCACAAGCGCCGAGAATACCAGAAACTCGGCGCACTACAACGAAACCCAAAATCTTGCCGCCGCTCACTCTGAAGCTATCGCGAAGTATGGCGAAGAGTCTGAGGAGGCCAAAAAGACAGCAGCGGCCCTTGTCGCTTACAACCTGTCCAAACTCGGAGTCTAAGCCTCCCCCGACATACAACAAGCAAGCCGTCCCTTTTTGGGACGGTTTTTTTCTTCCCTCTACCAATTACACTTTTACCCCTTTTCTATAATCTCGTATCCCCCGATCTACAACCCCCGCAACTTATAGACTACACCCCTTTTAATAAGTAAAGTAACAATCCCCAACGGTTAGACCACACAAATAACCCGTAGAATATGCTTGTTTATTACGTAGAGTATGGTATAATTGGCGGTTGCTAGAGAAAGAAAGTTAAAATGAACCTAGACTATCTATTAAATGACACAAAGACCACAAAAGTTTGGTGCTTACTGAAGCTTGCCAAGCCTACGTGCAACCCGATGTACGACACGTACTCCCGGCACGACTCGGTAGAGATTACTCTAGCTGAGGCCGTGCGCGTAGCAGACGCTCAACTTCCAGATGTCGTAGTTGAGTATCAAGGCGAGGAGTACACTAAGACTTGGTACGATAAGCCTATGCCGAAACTTAGCGTAGGTAAAGCACGCCTTTGGTGTAAGCAAGCGTGGATTGCTAGCCGACAACGCCGAAGTCTTGAACAAGACAAGATTGCAAAGCGTACCGCAAAGATCGAGCTGGTCATAGACTACTTTGTCCAAAAGCTAGAGCGAGACCGGCAAAAGGTTAGACTAGAGCTACTGTGTGAGATGGACAGGACAACTCAGCAAGCTACGATAGACGCAATCTATCCTATAGCCCAGAAAGCCTTAGCCCACAAGTAACCAAAGATTTAATCCAAGGCTAGTAACTTTGGACTAACCAAGAAAATGAAAGTACAGAAACCAGACAAAGACTATATGCTAGATTGCACAGAGCATATAGTCCAAGCGGCTATTGAAACGATAGTCGAGAATGCTGGAGCGCGTAGTATGCCGTTCCAGATAAAGGCTGCGACAAGTGCAGCCATCAAGCTACAGCAGAAGCAAGGTGTTCTGCTCCAAGCTCACGCCGGTCTAGGGAAAACCTACATGGTACTCCCCGCAATCAAGTACCTACTCGACAACAACTTACTAGAGAAGAAAAGTAATTGGCCTATGCCAATCTTGTGGGTTACTCCAGCAGCAGTCATACCCCAAACTCTAGAGGTTATCAACCAGTTTAGGCTAACTCCCCACATATTTCCTATGTCTTACGCTGGTCTACGAGGTAAGATAGGCGAACAAGTTTACTGGACTAAGCACAAGCATCCGGTACACAATACGTTCGCATACAACTGGAACCCACACGCTTTGCCGTCTCTGGTAGTCTTTGATGAGTGCCAAGGTCTCAAGAACGAGACCGCTTCCCAGACACAGATCGCTTGGTCTATCCCACAGGGAGTCAAACGTATCTTTATCTCTGCCACTCCCTACCAGAAAGTCAGCGAGTCACGTAGCGTAGTCCAAGGTGTAGGTATGAACTACGGCCAAGAACAGGTTACGACAGACACGGCCCCGCAACTACTCCGAGACATAGCTCGCTGGGGTAGCCCAAACAAACTATGCCAAGCCCAAATGGGTAGACTACGCGACTCCATGAAACCTTACGCTGTCTACGTACCAAAAGTACGCTACAAGCACGTAACACACACGCGCTGTCGTCTCATAGAGTTTGAGAGCGACGAAGAGAAGGCACAATATGATGGCTTCTACGAAGCGTTCCTCGCCAAGTGTCGTAAGTACGACCGTAACACTAACTTCGGTTGGAACGAGATGCTCGTAGCCATGCAGAAGTTCCGAGAGGGAGCCGAACTTACTCGCGCCAAGCGTATGGCCAAGCGTGCGATAAGCACTATCGAGCGGGGCCGACAGACTATCGTAGTCTGCAACTTCGTTGAACCTATGCGGGAAGTATACAAGTCTCTGGTAGACCTCGGCCTTCCCAAGTCCAGGATTACGCACATCGTTGGCGGACAATCCCAAAGTACAAGGGAACACCAACGGCAACAGTTCCAGAAAGGCGACGCGGATGTTATGCTATTCACCATGCGGTCAGGTGGAGTAGGTATCAGCTTACACCACGACAACGAGAAGGCTAGGCCAAGACACATAATCATACCTCCAACATGGTCAGCCATAGATTTAGTCCAAGCACTAGGTCGAGGCCACCGTATAACTTCCATCTCTGACACAACTCAGGATGTTATATGGTACAAGAACACCATAGAAGAAAAGGTATGCGCCAGAGTGGAGGCTAAGCTAGGTTGCATCAACGCTTCAGTAGGTGCGAAAGAGAATTGGGTTAACGTATTCACCAACGGTACAGTACAAAAAGACATAGCTACCAAAGATGAATATACCGAGAACGAAGAAGAAAACCTTACAGTAGAACAATGAAAAACCTATCACGCGAAACAAGAATAACAAGACTGTGCGAAAGGCTACGCGGAGAGCGTTCGCCAACTAGAATCGGCACTATAACCAAAGGCTCCCTTGAGATACAGATTAACAGGGGAGATAAGCTAAACTACACACGCTTGGCGTTTATCGTAGATCGCTGGGACGACCTATCCTGGCAAGATAAAACATGGCGGATTAAGTTTGCTCAGTTTATGAACTACGAAGGAGCTTTACCTCTAGGTTGGAGAGTAGAACAATGAAAAAACGTAGACTTCGAGACCTTAACAAAGAACTAAGCAGAACAGGTACACCTTTAGGCTTAGGAAACCAACAACGTGCAGCCAACACTAACAAAGGCAAGTCCACTAACAGACAGAAACCTAGGAGACGTAAGAAATGAGCCGCAAGTATACAAACCTACTTATCGAAATGGTCGAAGATGGTAGGATAGACAAAGACCAACTTATCATAGCCTTCGCCAAGTACATGAGCGAGGACGAGGTAAAGGACATGATGCACCTAAACGAAATAACTACAGACGATGAAGAATAAAACATACATAAACTTAATGTACTCTATAACAGCCATACTCCATTGGACTATCCTCGGTACTCTAGCATGGGTAACAGGCATAGCCCTCGGCTACTTACTATTCTACCCATGAACTCACAGGATAAAGAATACGTAAACCTACCACACACCTACGTCTTTACCGTAGACACCGAGACAGCGTTCAGGAATATCGGGGAATGTATCCCAACGATTCTTGAAGCGTACGAAAAAGCCGGAGACATTAAAGGCTACAGCTTTGGCAACTGGGTAGAAGTCCAAGCTCCCTCTTATGTCTACGGAAAAAGTCTAGCTTGGACAGATCGCAAGCTACTCAACAAGACTACTTATTGGCTAGTCTTTAAGACATCTGAATATGTAGATGTCATGCGTCCAATACAAGCTCTATGTATGTACCTAGATGCAAAGAAAAACAACACAGAAGAAAACACAGAAGAAAATGAGTTCTAATAATGACTGGATAGATGGACTAACAGAACAAGTCCTAGGAAAAATAGACGACAAGTACACAGAGAAGTTTACTGCTCTGGAAAAGGCAATCTCTGAGACTACTCAGCAGAATGTAAAGCTAGAAATCAAGCGTGTCATAGCGCACAACAGGGAACACTACTCTACGTTGGAGGGTCAGCACTACCAAGTGAAGCCCCTACTCGAAACGCTGGGAGCCGGTTTGTCTGCTATGATTATCGGGCCTACGGGTAGCGGCAAGACTAGGGTAACAAAGCCTATCGCCGTAGCTTTAGGTTGCAAGCACTATGCTATACGTCAGGTTAACAAACAAACAGGGACGCACGACCTTATTGGATTCAATAACAGCGGCGGACAGTACGTACCTGGTGTGTTGACTGACGTAATTAAACACGGTGGCCTAGCTGTTATAGATGAGATGGACAACGGGAATAGTAACGTACTCATGATTATCAAGGGTATCTGTAGCGGACATATCAATATGCCGTACGGCCCGCAGGATGTACACCCTGACTGTCGGCTTATGTGTACCGCAAACACGTGGGGACTTGGGCCAGACCGCGAGTACGTAGGACGCAACGCGCTAGACGTAGCCCTGCTAAACGAGTTCGTCTGTATAGAATGGCCGTACGATACGGATGCAGAGAAAGCTTGGGCTAAGGAAACATATATCCGAGTAGACAAACCTCACATTACTCCCGTACAGTTTAATAAATTCTGCGACAGGTTCCAGAAGATGAGGGAGTACGCAGAGAGTAACAAGATACGAGTCATCTTCAGTACACGTAACCTACACCAGTGCATTACCTTACAGGCTATGTCTGGTTGGGATGCAGTAGATTGCCTAGATGCCACAGTCTTTCGCTCTGTCAAAGGTGACGCTCGGCGTAAGCTACTCGACGTATACATGGAGAAGCTCAAGCCTATAAAGACTCAGTACAAAAGCCCGCACAAACACGTAGTTAAAAAGCCTGATGTACCGGAAGAAGTAAAGGATATTGTAGACGAAGAAGTACCGTTTTGAAAAGAGCTATGAAGATAACACTAGACTACAAACTAAACCCCGACAAGGACTACACGTTAAAGGATATTAACCTATACCTCTATGCTTACTGCGAAGAAAGGAATCCAGAGGTAGCCCGTAAATTATTTGACCCACTAATGACCTTGGTAGGCTACAGTATGGACTTGGTTATGAACTACGATGTAAACAAGATACTCGTAGAGTTGCCAAAGTTTGGGCGAGAGATACAGGAACTACGAGAAGAACGACAACGCCGTTTAAGCCATGAAGATAATAAAGAAAACAATCTATAGTTGGGACGAGTTCCGCTCTGTCCTAGACAATGAACCAAAGCTAGACGAGGACAACTCAGACTTGAACGTCTGGTCTTCAAAGGAAACTACAGAGACAGACGACTGGTACGGTACGAAGTCTTGGCTTGAAGCCGTGTTCATACTGGACGCAGGTGGTTGGGGTATACCAAAGCTGGAGCGCACAAAGATAGACGACAAAATAACAGACTCTATCGCTCCACTCGAGGACTACCTGACAGAGTACGTGCCTACTGTAGCTGGAGGTACAATAAACATAGAGGCTGCCATAGCAGACTGCTCTCCCGAACACTTCATGGAGGAAGAGGAAACAGAGACAGTCATAACCAAAGGCAAAAGACTCCTGACAATCTACGTTAACTGCTGGAACCATTGTGGTATACCGGAGGAATGCTACTTCCACAGGGGAGCCTTGATATACAAAGCTATAGACCACCTAGAAACCTTGGGCTACGGCTGCGAAGTTATCGCCACGTTCCCCTGTCGCAGCGGCCAAGAAGCCCACGTAACCTACGTTAAGATCAAGGACTTCCAAGAGATGATGGACATAGACAAGTTGTGCATAACCATGTGCGCTACGTTTATGATGCGTCGATTCCTGTTCCACCTCCAAGAACTAGAACCGCCAGATATACGCAAGAAGTTTGGCTACTTCGCCAATGGTGGCTACGGCACGCAGATAAAGATGGGTACTCTATCAGATGAGGACATTGCTATCCAACAAGACAGCTCCGAGCTTATCTTCTGGTACGATGTTTCTGGACTAGAGCGAGTCAAGGACATAGAGGAGGCGTTCATCAAGTTAGTGGAGACCAAGTTCAATGAAGTCACAGACTGACGCAGAGCGACTACGGGAAAAGGCAGAGAAGCTACTCAAGGCGCACACTCTACCGAGAGACTTCGGCTTTATTACGCAAGACGCTGACACCCTGCGGCTTCTAGCCTTGGCAGATAAGCTTGCGCCTCTAGATGATACGGTGCTGATTACCGGAGAGAGTGGCACAGGTAAAGACCTTGTTGCACGTAGGCTACACGGCAGACGTAGCGGTAGGTTTCTATCGTTGAACCTTTCAGCAATACCGGAGAGTATGATACAGAGCGAACTCTTCGGCCATGTTAAGGGAGCCTACACGGGTGCGGTATCTAACCGTATGGGTCTGCTGGTCGCAGCCTCCAGAGGTACGATGTTTCTGGATGAGATAGGAGACATATCCCCTGCACTACAGGTCTTACTTCTTCGTGTCATAGAGACACGTAAGTTTCGTAGGATAGGTGAGAACGAGGACACAGAATTCAAGGGCCGATTTATCTTTGCCTCGAACAAAGTAAACTCCGGTTTCCGTGAAGACCTCTACCATAGAATCGCCACCTATAGACTAGACCTAAAGCCGTTGAGAGATAGGCCCGATGACATCCCCCTTATAGTGGACTCCCTTGGCTTAGGTTTTACACCAGAGGAAATCAAAGACCTCTGGCAGCTAATCCGTACCGCCAAGAAATATCAAGAGGAACTACTCTCAGGCAACGTGCGGGAACTTATTCGCCTCGCCAAACAGTACAAAGTTCTAGGCCGAGACAACCTAGACCTCTACTCTAGGCTCTAAGAAAATTCCTTACAGGAAACTGGAATATAGGCTACGAAAAAACTTTCAACTTTTAAGATTATTTTTCAACAGTTGTAACAGTTGGCATGATTCCTGCTCTATATAGATAGTTAAAAAATTAACTGCTAACAGTTAAATGAATTTTGCACTAACAGTTAAAGGTGCATCAGTAAAAGAAAGTAAATACTATGTTAAACATAGAAACAAACTACACGATGGAGCATTTCCAGTCTGGCGATTGGGAAGGCTATAAGTTCGCAGTACCAGAATTCAAGACTACAGCAGATGTAGTCAGCAGGTACGGCGAGGAAAAAACACTAGCCTTGTTGAACCAACAGGTTAGCGCACGTATCCGGTCTACGGTAAAGAACTCGTTGAAGCCTAACGGCAAAACAACTGAGGAACTCAAGGCTGAGTTAGACCAGAAGCATCCAGATCAGGTAATCTACACCAAGGAGGATGCTGACAAGTGGACACCGGAGACTACAACAGAAACTCCTAACAAGCTTTTCAATAAAGCCAAGGCAGCATTCGCCGCTGGTGATATTGAACAGGGTAAGGCGTTAATCAAACGCATGGAGGAACTGATGCCTTCTAGCGAAGGCTAAGAAAACAAAGAGTAGCGTAGCATGGTGTGTAGGGAGAACCTACAACGGGATACCGGTAACAAGGGTTTTTGTACTCCCCCTTGTTCAACTCTGTCGCCTATAGAAACACTACGCTACTCTTAACTTTAATTTAACTATGTCAGAAAAAACTTTAGAAGATCATTCAAACCTACTGCGTAGACTACGCTCACGCCCGTCACCAGCACGTTCATCGTATAGCGCAAGTAGCACAGCCAAGGTAAAACCTGTACTGGACAGGCTACTCGACGGAAGAAACGACATACTTGTTACATCGGAAGACACAGGCTACACGGTTAACACCCTGTATGTTAAGCTTGTTGACGGTCTCAAGTTCCTAGTGGATAACTCGGAAGAGTACGGTTCGGTCTATGCTGAACTACGTTCCCAGATTTCCATGCGGAAAACAGACACGGGTGTTCTTATTTATTTCAAGGACACCGTACGCAACTTGATTAAAGAGAAGGAACTCAAGTACGACTACGCAGACTCTAGCGTTTGGCGTGGTGAGCTACTTACTTGGTTGCAAACTGCACAAGACATGGAGACTTGGAAGCGGGATAACCTTGTACTCAAGGAGGAAGATTTGAGGTGGCTAGAGGAACAACAGAAAACCATAGACTTCGAGTTTGATACCGCACAGGACAGGCTCGCCGTAATACGATAGCCTATGCCGCTTACAATTTTATCTGTAGCATCTTTATTCTTTACACTCTTGTTCCTTGCTTTATTTATCATAGACTTTTATGACGATTGAGCAGCTACTAGATTGTACCGTAGAACAGTTGGAGGCTATGTCAGACGACGAGCTACTCCAGCATTTTGAAAAGTACCTTGCGCTAACAGAACCCAAGGTAGAATTGGCGAAGCCAAAGACTGCGCGAAAGAAGCGTGTTGTAAAGGAAAAGAAAACCCTGCTTGACAAAGCAGAAGAACTAAAAAGAACCTATGGAATTACTTAATTTAGAGAAAACACCGGAGGGCAAGTACATTGTAAAGATAGATGCGTCCCTTATTAAAGAGTCAGCTTGTGAACGTAGGCTATGGTATATGCTATTCCGTGGACTACGAAAGCGTAACTCTAATCACAAGATGGAGTATGGTACTGCTGTACATAAAGCACTTGAATCCTTCTACGAGAACGGTGACAAGGATGCAGCAATCAATAAAGCCATAGACCACTACGCAGATGTTCTCGTACCCGACAAAGACTTTCGAGACCTAGCGCACCTAGTCAACCTACTCAATCAATACTTCAGTATAGACACAGGACTTGAGGTAAAGAAAGACCCCGACCCTGTACTGGAGATGCGCTTCGCCTACCCGTACAAGCAGACACCCAAGTTGGACATACTCTTTTGCGGTACGATAGACTTCGTTGGAACCTACTATGGCAGACCTGTTATTGTAGATCACAAATCCACAGCAGCGTACAACACCGCCGCTTACTTCGCCTCGTACAAGGTATCACCGCAGCTTATGTTTTATAATCTTATCTGGAACACGTTGTTTCCTGATGAGTACATTGGCTGTATGATAAACGGAATCTTTCTTGCACGTTCTAACAAGAACAAGTTCGAGCGCAGCGAGATATTTGAGTTTAGTAAAGACAGACTGGCGAAGTTCAAGGACTACGTTGATGATCTTGTAGACAGAATCATACTAAAATTTGACGACTACGTTGACAATGTTAACATAGTTGGCGAGCAGAAGGCAGAGGCAGAGAAGATTTTCTACAGTAACTTCTCCTCTTGTGAAACGAGGTTTGGTCTATGTTCTTTCGTGCCTCTCTGTACAGCAAATAGCGCACGGGATAGGGAATCAATAGTGAACATGGACTACACACGTAAAGTTTATGACCCGTTACAATTTCAATTATGAAAGCTAAGAAACATAAACGATGAACTACGAAAAAAAGTTTAGATCAATTGAGCAAATTGTGTTAAACAAAACAGGTTTACTAAGGACAGATGGAAAACCTTTATCTAATAAAGGCAAAGCCACTAACAGGCAGAAACCAAAGAAGAGGAAAAGATGAAAGCTATAACATCAATTAACGGTAATGTTGAGGTAGTTGAGCTACCGGACAACGCGAGGAACTGGACAAAGTTAGATAGCCCAAGCGAAGCGGAAAGCACTAGCGCCTCCAAGCGTCAGGATAGCTGGGAGAAAGCCCTTACCCCTCACGTAGTCAAAAGTAAAAAGTTTAAAACCTGAAGTAAGATGGAAGACATACAACAGAAAACTAAAGACGCTAGGCTAGATGCCTACAAGGATGGCATGGAGAACTTTACCATGCTACGCTACACAGCAGCACTTGAATCGCTTAACAGTACCATTCAAGCTACGCTACAGGACAATGATAGAGTAGGCGCACTCACCGGCGACTGCGCTAGTCACACAGCGGCAATCCTAGCTGCGGCAGATATGCTTGGTAGCAAGCTTACAGCACTAGACAAGTCTATCCAGAACTTATCGTTGCTAGTGGGAAGGAGTCTAAGTAAATGAACTCGACGTTACTCAAGAAGATAAAGTTAGACACGCTCGCAGGTAAGCGTGCGCTGTTTGTGGCAACCGACTGCGTTAGTCTACTGGATGCAAAGCAGAAGGACTACGGGCCAAGAAACATCAGCCGCTTCGGCACAAAAGGTCTTGCAGTACGTCTGTACGATAAGGTAGAACGTCTGGCGAACCTTCTCATTGATAGAGAATCTGCTCCAAACAACGAGTCTTTAGAGGACACGTTTAAGGACATAACCAACTACGGAATCATTGGTCAGCTACTCTTAAAAGAAGAGTGGCCAGCAGATGAGCCAGAAGAATTTGACACTTTCTACGGTGTCATTGAACCAGAAACTAAAGTAGATATTAAAGAAAATGTATAAACCACTAATCGGCATTATAGGACAAAGCGGAACTGGCAAGAGTACGTCGTTGCGTAACCTAGACCCAAAGACAACTTACATCCTAGACTTGGAACGCAAAGGCTTTCCTTTTCCCGGAGCTAATAAGTTCAACATAATTCCAGTAGATAACCCTAACGCATTCACGCGAGAGTTTGCCAAGGCACTCAAGGAGGACAACTGTGAAACCATTGTTATTGAATCCTTCACGAAGTACGTAGAGCAAGTAGCTACGCTGGCTAACACCAGCTTCAAGGGGTTTGATATATGGGCTTTCATAGCTCGTACAATACGCTCAATGCTGGATAGTATAAAGAATGACAAGGCTACTGTTATATGTACAGGTATTGACGATATTGTAAAGATCCCACAAGTTACAGGCGGGGAAACTTCCAGCCGCAGGATTAAAGTACAAGGCAAGGTACATGAAGGTACAGTTGAGAAGGAGTTTCTCATAGTCTTGTTTACTGAAATTTGTAAGAACGAGAAGACGGAAGAGATAGAGTATTTCTTCCAGACCAACACGGACGGTGTTACTTCTGCCAAAACTCCGCTGGGTATGTTTAAGGAACGTCTGATACCCAATGACATTGCTGAAGTTTTGAAAGCTGTTGAAGAATACTACGAATAATTTATACTTGAGATATGGAATACGCATCTTCTAGACGTTGGACAACGAGTAGCTCTGGTCATTGGCTACTTGGCGTAAACCTTAACCTGCTGTTTGTTAGTGTGTCAGCGGGGTCTCAAGTAGTTTTTAACCTATGAAGAAACTAAAGTTAAAACTAGGACGGCTACTAGAGGTAGAGAACAAAGGTAAGCACAAGGCTGCCAACTCAACATACAGTCTTGTGTATCTTGAAGGTCTGTATAAACAAAGAGACGGAAGCCCAGCTCCCTACCTGTTTACCACTTCGCAACTTGCGGAAGCTAGAGATAGGGCGCAGAAGAACAAAGAGGACTGCGGTTCGCTGTCTCGGTGGTGGAAGTTTTGGTAAGATGAAAACCAAGAACAAGCTTTACCACTACAGCGCAGAAGTTACGCGGGTAGTTGATGGTGATACTGTTGATGCCTTCGTAGACTTGGGGTTTGATATGCACTCCAAACAACGTGTTCGACTGTACGGTATAAACACACCTGAGTGTAGAACACGGGACAAGATAGAGAAGGTAGCTGGACTAGCTGCCAAAGCGCGTCTACAAGAGATGCTTAAAGAAAACAAAAACAAGTGTGTCATTAAGACTAGCTTGGATAAGAAGGGTAAGTATGGGCGAGTTCTCGGCGTACTCTACGTTGATGATGTAAACCTAAACGAAACTCTAGTGGAAGAGGGCCATGCTGATAAATACTTCGGAGGCTCTCGTTAAGAATTTTCCTACGAGTGTAGGAGAAATGTGTACGTTACACCTAATAAACTAAACATAAAACATAAAACATAAAACATAATACTCATGGCTACAATAAGTCTAAAAGATATTACGGAAAGTTCTGGTAGGCCATACCTACCGAACGGTACATACACGCTGCGTGTCGTAGAGGCAGAGCGTAAGGTTAGCGCAAAGGGCAACGATATGGTTGCCGTTGTCGCTGAAGTCGTTGAACCTACAGAAGTTAACGGGCCTAACGGTTTCGTTGAGATCGGTGGCGTTCAGGTACGTGACTATCCTCTGATTCCTTCTCGGAGTCTCAAGGAGTATCACAAAATCTTCGATCTTCCAGATGAGTTTGAGTTGGAAGACTACGACGAGATTGCTGAAGGTTTGAAGGGTAAAGCATTTAAGGCTGTACTCTACACAAAGCAAGAGGCTAGAATGGACGAAATCAGCGGCGATCCCATGATCGACCCGATTACGAATCAACCGTTGGCTACCAATAGGTACAACGTGGAGCGCAGGTTAGAAGCTGCACCAGACCACGACTTAGGTTGATCTAGTCTCTAACATGGGAGTTTGTGGCATGGTGCGTAGAGAGACTCTACGACTGGTTGCGGGTATATTGGTTCCCCGTTCCATCTGAAACAAACACAAACTCCTCTTTAAGAAAATATTATGTCTAACACAAAAACAGATGCGCGAGTTAAAGAGTACAAGCCTGTACTTATTCCAGCTCCGCTGCACCGAAAAATAAAAAGGCTCGCAAGGCGTGAAGGTTTACGCCTTAACGACATTGTTCCGCAACTACTAAAGACCGCCCTGAAATAATGACTGTACTAGATACATTAAGACAAGAACTGGACAGCTTATCTCCTGACAAGAAGCAGGATACAGAAGCTGCGGCTCATAGACTAGCTGGTGTAATGTCTACTATCTTGGTTACAGGCTACAAGTCAGGGTTTCAAGATGCGACAGCAATGTTAGGGTCTTATGTTAACGATCACTTCTCTGGTAACAAAGACTTTGATAAAGAGTCTGCGGAGATTGCTCTAAAGAAGCTAGGCGAAATAGACTTCCCTTCGGATGAGGCACAAACCGAGTGAACCTTACTCCGGTCTAACTGTTGTCATTGATACGCCCTCGCGTTTTGACCGCCGTATACTGATGAGCGGTTACGCGGGGGCGTTTTTTGACTCTACACTTACTGTTAGCCGATACTCCTGTGACCTTCGTACTCTAGCTACGATGAACGCTGGGCTACTGCCAGACACAAAGGTAGTCCTGTTGTTGGGTCGCAAGTCTTTGCACCAGTACAAACCAGGAGTAGGTCTTGATGAACAGAGAGGGAATCCTTGGATAGAAGATGGCGTAACTTACATAGCCTCTTATATGCCGCAGGATACATTTGATCGTAAGAACTACTTCAACCCCAACGAAGAGTACGTAGGTGGTAGTGACGACGACAAGGTAACACACGGCAAGACCAAGCGGCAGAACTGGAGATTCTGGCTACGCAAAGATCTAAAGAAAGCGTGTCGCTACCTGCTGGTTAAGCCTACGCTACATGAGGCAGAGGAGGTAATCTATCCAGAGGTTGATGATGTGGTTAAAGATCTTACAGAAACCAAGGGTAAGGATTTGTTCTTTGATGTAGAGACCGCGAGCGACCTGACGCTTACGTGCTTTGGCTACGGCTGGAACAGTAGAGTTGCCGTATGCGTCCCTATGTACGAGATACCGCGACAGGCTTATTACTATGGGGGTAAGGGTACAGCAAGAATTTTAAGAGCCTTGGCGGTAGCTTTCCGTGACAATACGGTGGTAATCCACAACGCACTCTTTGACCTTTTCGTTATGGCATACAAGTACGGTATCCCAGCACCCCGAAAAGTCTACGACACAATGCTGGCGCACCACCGCCTATATCCAGAGGTGGAGAAATCCCTTGGCCATTGTATCTCCCTCTACACAGATCGTGAGTACCACAAAAACGAAGGCGTATTCGAGCCACGCAATCAGCAACAGATACTCTCCCTCTACCACTACAACGCCAAGGACGTAGTTACTCTCGCCCTTCTCAAGCCAAAGCTAGACCTCCACGCGAAGCAACTCTATGCAGAGGACAGCATACGCCAAGTAAACGAGAGTATCACGCCGTACCTGACAGCCATGTTCCAAGGTCTTAACTACGACAAGGACAAGCTGGAAGCACGCGTAGCCTACAACAACCGTTACTGCGCCCAGATTTCTCGTATGCTAAGTATTCTCGTAGGCTACGAACTGAATCCGAACAGCCCCAAGCAGGTATCCAACTACCTCTACAACTGTATGCGGTACAAGAAACCTGCGAAAGACCTGACGAATGAGAAGACGATTCTACAACTAAGGCTCAAGCACGATAATCCTGTACTCACGCTGATTTTAAAGTACCGAGAGATTGCCAAGCAGTCTGGACAGTTAAAGTTCCCGCCGTATGTTCCACGTGGAACAACCAAAGAAAGGGTAACGACAGCCTATAACCTTGCAGGTACTACGACATACCGACTAGCATCCCGTAGGCTGCTGAATAGGTGGGGGACTAACGTGCAGAACTTCCCAAAAGACCTACGTAAACTGTTTATACCAGATGAAGGAAAGGTTTTCATACAGGTCGATCAGTCAGGTGCGGAGGCACTTGTTGTTTCTTACCTCTGTACTGAAGGTAACTTTCGCAGCCTCTTTCTACACGGCATTAAAAGTCATGTGTACGTTGCCTTGCGTCTGTTTGCCGATGTGTGGTCTTCAGAGATGGGCCACTCAGTTGATGAGTTTTGTACTGCGCCTATTGACAAGGTTGCTACGCTAAAAGGCTGGGCCGATCTAGACAAAGTAATAAAGTCAAGTGACGGCTGGAGCGCGGAGAAGCGTTACTACTTCATCTCAAAGATGGTATGTCACGCCAGTAACTACGGCATGAAGCCACCTACGTTTCGGCTAAACTTACTCCAGAAATCGGAAGGCAAAGTATCCATATCACTACCAGAAGCTAAACGATTCCTAAATACCTACCACGAACTATTCCCCGAAATACAACTTTGGCACAGAGAAACCATAAACACATTACGTCGTGATGGTATCCTACGTAACTTGTTCGGATACCCTCGCGTTTTCACGGCTCAGGTAGAAGAGTCAATGTACAAGGAAGCCTACGCCTTCGTACCTCAATCCACTGTAGGCACAATAACGAACCTAACATTCAGTAAAATGCAACAGAAAATAGAAGACCCAAATGACAAGCTATCCAGTATGAACGTGGACATTGTACAGAATAACCATGATAGCGTACTAATCCAATGTCCACCGGAACACGCAGACTACGTAGCAAAAGAAACTGTTGACGTAATGAACTGCGACTTGGTATCTCCAAGAGGCGAGAGATTCAAGATGAAGAGTGAAGCTTGCATAGGTGATACGTGGGGAGGTCTCGCGTGAGTAACCTAGAGAAATGGCGACTGTACCTGCGTGACTTAGAATCCCCCGACCTTTACATAGATTGGGGATTTTACTTTCTAATAAGTACCTGCCTCCAGCGTAGAGTATGGACTTCCCAAGGTATCAACGCAATCTACCCGAACTTGTTCATGCTTCTTGTAGGCCCACCTGCCTGTGGTAAGAGTCGTGTTGTATCTATGATAGCTGATCTTATAGAGGACAGCGCGTTGAAAACAATGAGCAAAGACAAGAAGCAAACTGCACCTCTGTTTCCTTACACAGCAGACAGTATCACAGCAGAAGCTTTGAGTGAGTACCTCGCGAAAGAATGTACCAAGCACTTCAAAACCGAGGACGACAAGGAGTACATACACGCTTCGTGTACCATGCTTGTCGAGGAACTCGGTGTGTTCCTGAAGAAGCGCACAGAAGATACCGTAAATATGCTTAACCAACTGTACGATGCTCGCAACTATAGATACTACACGAAGCAGAAGGGTAAGGATAATATACAAAACGTCTGCGTGTCTTTGGTTGCAGGTACAACACCTTCGTTTATACGCGAGTGTTTCAACGACAACTTAATATCCCAAGGCTTTACCTCTCGCTTTGTTGTAGTTTACCAAGACCAACCAAGATTTCTACGACAGTTCACAGGTTTCACGGACGACCAGCTTCAAGCTAGGGCAGAACTTGTGAAGCACATGAAGGCGTTAAGCACACGCTGCGGCCCGATACCAATGTCAGAAGAATGCGCTGCCTATCACAAGCGACGTTACGAGAGCGGCTCTTACATACACAACAGAATTAACACCAGTCCCAAGCTGGATATGTACTACGCTAGAAAAAACATTCACCTACAGAAACTTGCCATGTGTGTACAGATGGGCAAGTCGGCAAAGTCTACAGAGATAGAGATGGAGTCATTTAAGCAAGCTGAGAAGTTTATTGCTGAGACAGAAATTTTCATGCACCTTAGCTATGACTTAACTGGCCGTAATGCAATTCACGAGTTCACACGCAAGCTTGGTGAGTACGTAAACAACGCACCAGAAGGTGTGTCGCATAAGCGTGTGTGGTTAGACTGGCATAGTGATTTGAAGAAGGACGAGCTGGAAGCAGCCTTGGAGTTTCTACTACAAACAGACCAGATCAAGGCGACGAAGCAAAAAGGAAAGCTAGTCTACCTACCCAAAGGAAACTAATGACAACATGGCATGAAGAACAAAAGCAAACGATGAAAGAATCTTTAGAGCAACTAATAATAAATCTTACCGAGTACAGGAAAAAGCTAAACAACAAAGACGAGCTACGCATAATCAACAAGGCAATTGAACAAGCGTGCGAAGTTCAGAATAAAAAAGTAGAAACTCTAGAAGAAGCAGTTAAGGAGTCTGACGATGCTAGTTGATGGAGTAGATTGTATAGGTAGTTTGGAACGCGCAGGAGCGTTCATTGTTAACTCTGAGTATATGGAGGAGGAGATACTAGATAATACCGATGAGCAATCCCACAAGTTCAAAACATGGAAACAGCTTATTGAGTATCTAGAAAAAGAGTGTGGTTCTGGCGAAGTCTACGAGCTGATTACCATACGAGAATAGCTAGGTTTCCAGTAGCTCCCAAGCGTTTTCCCACTTACGGTACTTGGGGTTGCTGTCGTAGATTTTTACAGTCATAACTTTTATATCTTCAAAGG